CGAATGGGTGCTGGAAATAAAGTGCCGGGGCAACGGCTTCAAACAAATCTACTCATGGCTGGAAGACAACGACGCGCTTGTTCTCAAAGCGGACAACAAGCCGGAGTTGGTGGTCCTGCCAATGGCTGACTTTTTTGATCTGTTAAAGGGGCGGCACCATGGCGGCGACACCGATCAATAAGGAAGGGGTGAACCTTTCTAACTATCTGGTGACAGATGAACGCTCCCGCGTCCGGTCATGTCTGCATTGTGGGCAGGATTTTAGGTCCTATCACGCCGGGAATCGCATTTGTCCGCGCTGCGAAACCCTCGACAGCTTCCAGAACCATCGCTCTGGCTATCAGCCGTCAGGGTTTTTGCGGAAATGACCATGCGGATGCTTGATCTGTTTAGTGGCATTGGCGGCTTTAGTTACGCGGCCGAGAGGCTGGTGGGCGGTTACGAAACCGTTGCCTTTTGTGAATACGACCAGAAGGCACAACAAGTTCTTCGCAAGCATTGGCCAGAAACTGAAATAATTGATGACGTGAGGACGTTAGCGGATGACGCAGATAGATTTAGAGGATTGGTTGACATCATCTGCGGAGGATACCCGTGCCAGCCGTTCTCACAAGCCGGGAAGCGCCTCGGCGATCAAGATGACCGACATCTCTGGCCAGCGATGCTTGCAGTTATCAAGGCTGTCCGGCCCACTTGGGTTGTTGGAGAAAATGTTGCTGGACACATCTCTCTGGGCATCGACGAAGTGCTTTCTGATTTGGAAGCAGCAAACTACACCGCAAGGCCATTTGTTATTCCGGCTGTCGCCGCAGATGCCCCGCACAGACGAGATAGGGTCTGGATTGTTGCACACGCCAACAGCAACGGCCAATCAGATGTCCCCCTCCATGAAAAGCGGCTGGTGGCCGACGCCGGATACGAGGGGCTTCACCAACGAGGGCAGTCTTCAGTTACTTGCCCAGAACGTGGTAACCAAAGAGGAATTTTGCGGCATGAGCCACCGTGCGGGCAGGAAACGGCACGACAAGTTTTTCCCGACGCCAACGGCGAGAGATTACAAAGACAACGGAAGCAGCCCAGCGGAATTGCAACGAAACAGCGTGACTTTAGCAACCCATGCTGGTGGCCAACTGAATCCGACGTGGGTCGAGTGGCTCATGGGGTACCCGGAAGGGTGGACAGACTTAAACAACTAGGCAACAGCATCGTGCCGCAAGTGGCTGCCCGCATCCTTTATGCAATCAAAGAGGCGCACGAAGGATGATCGTCAAACTGTCTCGACAAGAGGAAAGCCAGTGCAAGCAAGCCAGCCGTATGCGCTGGCAGATGAACCGTGCAAGCGGCATCGAACAGCAACGCAAGGCACCTCAAGATGCAGGCGACATTGATCTGCTTGGCATCCGCGCAGAGTGCGCCGTCGCAAAGGCGCTCAGTCTGGATTTCAATCCGTACCACCTGGGCATCGACAGCGGTGCAGATCTGTTCGCTGGCAATATCAGCATTGACGTAAAGGCACGGTTTAGCGGCAGCAATACGCTGTTTGGCAGGCCGGAAAAGTTCCGAGCTGACGTGGTTGTGTCCTGCGAACAGGTCAAAGACGGCATCGGCATCGTGGGCTGGGCTTCAAAGCAAAGGTTTTTAGAGCGCGCAGAGGTGCGCGACTTCGGGCATGGCGAGACGATGGCCCTGCCTGACAGCGAATTGACTGACATCAGCGTCCTGTGGCGCGAGATAACGGCAAGGCGGGTAAATGGCGGGACGTGAGAAAAACGATTGGTATCCGACACCCTTCAAGGCAACGGAAAAGCTGTTGCGGGTCGAAGACTTTGACAAAACCGTGTGGGAACCGGCTGCGGGTGACGGCGCTATATCTGTGGTGCTTGAAGACAATGGTTATAAGACCATCAGCAGCGATCTAAACGACTATGGATTCTGCGATGCTGGCGTCGATTTCCTGATGGAGACGGAACGCAAAGCCGACAGCCTTGTCACCAACCCGCCTTACAAGCTGGCTGACGAGTTTGTGAAGCACGCAATCAATTTGGGCGTACAGAAACACGCATGGCTGCTGCGACTGTCGTTCCTTGAGGGCGTGAAACGTCACTACAGCATTTTCAGCATCAATCCTCCGTCCAGAGTGCATGTGTTCAGCCAACGTCTGACGATGTGGCGGGGCGACTATGTGGACAGCAACACGCCGGTTAGCAGCAGTGGCACGACAGCCTATGCGTGGTTCGTCTGGGACAGTGATTTAGACACTGGCACGACACAGGTGCTGTGGATATGACCGATCAGTTCATTAACAGAAGCGCGCTTACGGAAAACTTTACGGTTTTGCCTAATGCGCTGCTGAATGATGACCGGGTGACGGGTGAGGGGCTTGCCCTGATGGTCTATCTGCTGTCAAAGCCGCCGTCATGGCAGCTATCGCCCACCGATATCCGTAAACGCTTCAAGTGGGGCAGGGAAAAAGCCTACAAAGTTATCGCCGCCCTGATCGAATGTGGATACATCATCAAAGAAGCGCAGAGAAACGAGGGTAAATACGCCAGCTTCGTCTATTTTATCTATGATACGCCTCAAATTTCACCATTTCCTGAAAAACCGTATACGGCAAAACCGTATACGGTAAATCAGCACACTATAAAGAACAGAGATACTAACCAGATAACTACTATAGAAAGAACAGACTCTAACAAAGCGGATGAGTGGTTCGATAAATTCTGGAAAATAGTCGCTCACAAGCAGGCCAAACCGCAGTGCAGGGCAAAGTTCTTGCGGGCATGTAAGCAGACTGATCCGCAGACCATCATCAATGCCTATAAGGGGCAGCTTCAAAGCCATCAAAGCAAAGGGAAGGGCGTGGAGTATTTCCGCCGCCCGCTGACGTGGCTGAACCAAGAGGCATGGCTAGATCCTATTGAAGCAAAGGATTTCGCGCACAACCCGCAATCAGATCGCGCGCACGCCAGAGTGCGAAACTGGCTGAAAACACAATACTGGAACGATGCCTGGGGATACCCACCAGACCATCCCGGCGCATTATCGGAAACCAAGGAAGCGTTAGGGGTGCTGCAAAGTGGCTAAAAAAAGCAAAGCAAAGGTTCTTGATAACGCTGAGGTGCTACCCACTGCCGAGCGTGGACAGCACAACGAGATTGTCACGCAAGAGACGCGCAAGGCTGGCAAGATGGTTCGCCGGGTCATCGACGGAACAAGCTTGGACTATTACAGGCGACACGGGCAAATCACGGTTGAACAATACGACGCCGGAATCCGTCTCTATTCGCTATGGCGGCAAGCTGGACTAGAGCAACGCATAACAAGCCGCCTGTCAGACATGCCGGCCGGATCTAGTGATGGCATGGCGTCGGAGCGCGCCGCGCACGCTTTCACTGATCTAAAAAAGCTACACCGGGAAATGGGGCACCATCTCTATGCAATCGCCGCTGATATCTGTTGCCACGGGTTTATGGCGTCGGAATGGGCCGAAAAGAACGGCAAAAGCAAGAGAGCCGCACCAGACATGATGCGACTCGCTCTTGATGCTTTGGTTGATGCCTTCAAGCGGCTTTAGTGGGGAATTTGTTGTTCAGACACCAATAGGCATCATTCAGCTTTGAAACGTCCGAAAGATACAAATCGTGACAATCATTCAGCATTTCTAAACAATGCGCCATAGTGCTTAAGGCTTGCCTGATTGCGTCTTTCTGGTCCTGTTCCAGTTTGTCGAAAGCGGCGCAACGCTTAAGGTCGCGCTCTTTCCTTTCAGCTTCCCATTGTTCGGGCGTTTTTTGTTCGGTCATGTCGTCACCTCATTGAATTTGTCCAAAGCTTGTTGGCGGAATGGCGACCAGTAAATCGTTTGCCATTTGTCAATATTCCCGCGCCATTCTTGAACGTGCCAAGTTGTTTTGGTTTGCGCTGATAATGCGCCGCTGGTCGGGTGGGGAATCCATCCGGTTGTGAAGCGATATTTGCCGACAATCTTTTCCATCACGCCACCCGCTGGACGAACACGCCGTCACTGCCGTCAATGTTGTAACGGAATGATTGAAACCGCGCTGCTACTCCCTGGCGTTTGGCCCATTGGTTGCCCGTCTGGCCAAGCTGATTACCGCGCATTTGCTTTTTCTTGGCATCGTCTGGAACGAAAAAGCCTTTGCCCACGTCCAAGTCTTGCCACGGATACAGTTGTAGGCCGGTGCGTTGCGTCTTTGGCTTTTCGACCGCGTCGATGATTGCAAACTTTGTCATTAGTCTAGTCTCCCGTTTCGTCTGGTTACTTGTTCAAGGTCAGGCTACCAATGCCTGCCGACGGGATGGCGGGCCGCTACAGCCCGCCGCGCGGTTACCAATATTTCGGATCTGCCCCGGTGGCGATGACGGCCAGCACGTAAAGAAGCGTCATCAAGCACCAGAAGAGGACCGTGGCGCATATTTGTTCGATCCAGTCACGCATGGCCGGCCACCTTGTCGGAGAACATCTCCCCGCCTTGCGCCTCTATTTCCATTTCGTAATGGTTCCGCATTGAGCGGGCGACAATCTCCCGGCATGGCTTAGGGAAACAGCCGCGCACGGTGCCGCCGTGAAGCTGGCAATACTTGCGCGCAGATTCGTCGATCAGATAGAGCCACAACCGCACCGCCTTTTCGCTGTCATAGTCGCCTTTGGCCATGCGGCGTTGCATGTTCTTGACGATGGGGACAATGCGCTGGCGGTACAGGTCGCGGTCATTCTCGGTGAAAAGTTCCAGCTCCCGCGCTTCATGTTCGTATGTCATGGCGTCACCCATCAATCGAAACAATTTCAAGCGCGCCGCGGCCCTGTTCTAAATGAACAGTTACACGCTTGCCGACGTATTGCTGGCAAAGCTTGTAAGCGTCAGAAATGTTCGCCTTTGTTTTGTAGGTTGCGCCGTTGATGGTGAGTGCAAACTTAGGGTTGCCCATCGGTGAGTTATTCAACCGGCGAAGGTCATTAATGGTGCCGGTGATTTTGTGGGGTTGCGTTTTCATGCTGTCACAATCGCCCGCGCTTCATGCACGTCGCGTCCTTTGTTGATGACTTGCACGGCGTCATTGATGGACAGGCCATAGAAGGCGGCGAATCCATCGACGCTGATAAAGTCGTTGAAGAAATCCAGATAAAGGTCCGCCATCTGATCGTCGTTGATCTGATCGGCGGTGCGCCCGTAAACGCCATTAACGAAAGCGCGGTTCATGACGAAACACCGTCAAGAATGTCTGCGATTGCGTTCTGGTGCCGTGCGGTATGGTGAAAGCCCATTTGAAGGCAACGCGCCGCACGTTGGCGGATAGCGTTGGCCGCGCCGTGCTTTGCGATTTCGCAATTACGCATGACAACAAAGCGGAACGGATTTCCGCGGACCTTAAAGGTTGTCACCTGTGACTGTTGTTTGATGAAAAGGCGTGGTTTGTCTGCCATTTCGTTGTCTCCCGTTTGGTTACACTCATAATATGCGCTTAACTGTAGGGTAATGCAATAGGGTAAACGCATAAAACGGGTAAAAAAAACTTTAGCAACGCGCGGGAATACTGTATCTTGTGGGTAAGGTTGAACAATTGTGCCAGATGTGGCGCTTTTTTTATGCGGGTAAGTTATGCCAGCTAAACGCAAATTCCATGACAAAGAATGGCGCGAATTTCTGAAGCGCATTGGCGAGGGCAATAGCGCCAATCAGGTTTGCAAGCAGACAGATATGCCGTCCTGGCGGCTTGTAAGCGAAAAGCTCAACAGCGATTCAGACTTTGCAATGCGCTACAGCGTGGCGATGGAAAACCGGGGACAGGTTTACGCCGACAAGATTGCAGAAATCATCGACGCGGTTATTGATGGCAAGATTGATCCAAACGCGGGCAGGGTTGCAATCGACGGGCTGAAATGGACAAGCGCAAAGCTGGCACCAAAGAAATACGGCGACATTCACCGGCATGAGGTTAAGCACACGGGGACGGATTACGTCGCGGCATTGAAGGCGATAGCAGAAGAAAAGCACAACGCGGAAGGTGATGAGCTACGCGCGCGAACCGATCAACCGGCGGCAACGAAAGGCGCGCCATCGTTGCATTAAGCTAACCTGTCATCGGCCGGCGACAGCTAACCCGTTGAAATCCTGCAATCTGAATCCCATCAGCTAGGCCAAAACTGGCAGAAAACCGCCAGATTGGCGCTGATACCCCCCCCAGCAAAATTTACCGGGGGCAGTTATTATTTATATATCCCCCTACCTTCTCGGGCATCCCATGATCCAAGCGTTCCCCATCACGATTGGCGAAGCAGCGATCATCGTTCTGCTTGTGGTGATACTTATCAGGCGATGACTGACACTGACATCCAATCCATTCTGCGCGAGTTGCACGACGATCCTGAGTTGTTCGTCAAGCATGTACTTCATGCCACGCCGCAGCAGTGGCAGGCTGATGCGTTGCGCGCTGTGCGTGATAACTCAAAAGTGGCGATCAAGTCTGGGCATGGCGTGGGCAAGACAGCGTTTCTGTCGTGGCTTGTGCTGTGGTGGTTGTTGACGCGCTACCCCACCAAGGTTGTGTGTACGGCGAACACTGCTCACCAGTTGTCGGATGTTTTGTGGACTGAGATTGACCGTTGGGCGAGGGGCATGCACCCTGGCTTCAAGGACCGTTTGAACTTCAAGGCTGACAAGATCAGTCTTGAGGGTGCTAATGACAGCTTTGCTGTGGCCAGAACGAGCCGCAGGGAGTCACCAGAAGCCCTTCAAGGCTTTCACAGCGATA